AATATTGACATGGCTTACCAAGTAACTATAGTTCCAGCAACAAGTGGGCAACCAGATGGTCGTTACACTGAAGCTTATCTCGCAGATTTTATCAATACTACTGTAGTACCTACTAGTGGTGCTGTGCTCACTCAAATTTTAGAAAATCGTGGCTCTAACCTTATATTGGTTTGGGACGATAGCCTATAATAAATATTAACTAAACAAGGCCGCTCCTATAGGAGCGGCTTTTTTATGCTTACGTATCAGCTCCTGCATCTGGACCTGGCTCAACCGCAGCATCAAGCTCTTCTGCACCTGCATCAGCTTCTCCTGTATCTGCTGCGCCGCCTCCACCAAACTCAGGAATACCACCCTCACCACCACCAGCAACACCACCACCTTCTCCGCCAATTTCTGCTTCAGCTCCAGCAGTGGCAGCTAGCTGCTCTTTCCACATTGGACCCGCGGCTTGAATCTGAGATAACTCCCATTGCATTTCTGCATCTTTACGAAGGAACTCTCTGTTAGCAAGAATATCGCGATCCTTCCAACCTAGATATTTTTTCTGAGCATAAGTAACAGATATAAATTCATTACTCGCGAGGGTATTAAAGTTACCAGCCTTAAGCTCTAACTTCTGTGACTCACGCATTTCAAAATAGTTAGTTGGGGGATTGAAAATAATCTCCAGATTAGTTTCACATAACTCTAACTCTTCCCATAAACCTCTCAATTTAAGATGTGTAATAAACCCTCTCTTAACTGCAGTCGCAAACCGCTGCTGCTGCCTAATAATAAACTTTGCGAACTTAAGTTCTTCCCGTAAGATGCTTGATGGATCAACTGTACGATCTTCTGGATCAATCCGTGTAGCCGGTACTTTAAGTGATCGATACAGCTTCTTAATAAAGTACATTAAATCAGCCAACTCTCCAAGGTTAGCACCTCCTGGAAGCTGTGTAACAGAAGTACCCTCGGACCCTTGACGCTTAGCAAACCAAAACGCATCAAGCATTGATTGTGGATTAAACTTATTAACTACACTACTTTGATCATTATCGAACGTCTTTTTAGACCAGTAATTCTGAATAAGCTTGCGCAGATAAGCTTCTGCTTTAGGTGGCGCCATATTACCAACATCGACGTTAAATACTAGACGCTCAGGAGCCCTCACTAGTCGGTAAATAACAATTGCATCTTCAATTAAAGATAGCTGACGATATGGTCGACGTGCATTCTCCAAAAACGGTACTACAAAATCTTTTGTATCGTTATACACACCTGAATTAGCATAAATTAACTGATTTTGCTCCATTGGAATCATTTCAGTCTTTTCAATTTTATCTGGTTGCGTGGTGCTAAAAATTGGCTTTTTGTAAATATACCCTTTAACAAGCATATTTTGAATATTGTTATAAACAGGGTCTACAATTTCCGCGGGAATATTCATTAACCCTAATACACCTTCTCGTGTATAATTCTCATGTAAAATAAGTTCAAAAAAGACTTCACCCTCAACTAAAAGCTGTCGGAAATACTGCCAACCTTTCGATCTAAGATCGAAAAAATCAATATATTTATTAAACTCTTCATCTAACCCTTTTTTATCATCTACCGAAAGATCAATATTTTCATAATGAATTTTAGCTGCACGACCATTTTCGTCAACATTAATACATTCGTCACAAATTTCATCTAAAGCATCCGATACTTCAGAATAAGCTGCCATAATACGATAGTCTCGTAATCGACCGCTCTTATTAGCATCTAAAGATGCATACATTACATCCTGGAAAGAACCATCTTTACCAAAATCACCTATCGGTATATTATTATATGGGTTTGAAGATGTAACAGATGCTTTCGCTAACGCTTCAGCTCTCTGAGTACCATGCTTTGCAAAGTATTTATACTTCGTATTAAGTTCATCATCCTGTTGACTAGCGTACGGTAATCTATTTGAGATATAACTCACTAGATTTCTGCCAAACGTAGCAGCTCTACCGTCATTTGTTGGAGAAGTATCAGCCATCTTTAGTTATTTATTCTGCGGTGAAGTGGAAGCCATCTATTTCTGCTGAAGTCTTCCAGCCCGCTGGGTTTTTGACAATAACATCAAATCTACCTGCAGCGGTTAGTGCTGGTATCATAATGTTAAGTATTTGATTATTGAGGACATTCCATTGACTATTAGGAAGAAGGTAACCGCTAACCTCTCCGGTATATGTCGTACTTACAGCTGTAAAACCAGTCGTAATAGCGCTATTAGAACTAAGCATTAAAAATTCAGTTTCATCATAGTTATCACCATAAAAAGTATAACTTCTTCCTCCAGATGATAAACTCCGTTTAATTGTAATAGGATTATCAATTGGTAATAATGAACCAGATGTATTAAAATATACATTTGTGATATCAGGCATTCCTGATAATGAAATTGTTTCTATTTCTGCAACTGATGTCAATGAGTCGTAAAATGAGTCATACTCTAGAGACGACAGACCTTGATTAAAATTAAAGTCTGGTCTTACATTTATAAAATTATTCTCGATAAAGTAGATTGGAGAAGATCTTTCATTTTTCGATCTAAATAACCAGCCCTTAATAGTAAATGATGTGTCTGCAACAATTCTAAATTTATCACTATATGTTGTTTCAGTAGGCGTATTTAAATTAATAGTTTTATCCCATAAAACTTCAGATCTAATTTCTATAGAATTATTAACATTATCTGATACTGGTTCTTTCCATGTTAAAATTATATACGGGTCCGTGTATGGTACAAAGTTAGAAATAATTTGATCCATATCTTGCATATATCTGCAAAGTATAGACATGTTAACAGTTAAGTTTACTGGAGTAGGTGTTCTAATAGCTGAAGCGGAATTAGCGTTAGCATAATTTTCAAAATTATCAAGCTTATTAAAAACTCTGTCTGTATCGTATGATACGCTAGCTAAATTAACAGCCACAACCGGAAGCTCTATATTTTTAGCCTTGTTAACTATATCGTGCATTATTCGCTGCTTTGGAGCAAACACATACCTAACACCGATTTCTTGCCGCGCATTATTATTTTTGTCGTAGCGCTTAATAACTGTGTCATCAAAAGCTGCTACAAACTGCGTTAAGAGATCCTTAACTTCAAAGTTGTAGGTGTAATTAACCATTGTATATATTTAATGCTTAAACGAATCTTTCGAGGAAGTATTTTGGTAACTTATGTTTAGACCTTAAAATACTATCCACAATAGTACCATCCAGTATATATGTAATACATGTATCCTTTTTAGACCTAACACCTCTTCCACATGATTGAATCAACGAACATAACATTTTATTTTGATACCAATCAAAATCATTTTTCATCATTCGTTCAATTCTAACATCTTTAGTAGGTAAAAAAGGAGCTTTAATAATTATTTGAAACTTCGCTAGATCTCCTTTTAAGTCAACACCATACGACATGGACGGCGATACAAGCACAGTTGGATCTACGCTAGACATATGCTTATCTAAAATATCCTCATTCTTAATACCAGGTTCGCGATATAAAAATCTATCTCCATATAACATAGTACCTAATTTAGCTGTAATACTATTATTTTGAGAATGAATAATGCCTTTATCGTTCGTATGATGATTACATATTTCTGCTACCTGTTTAATAATACGAGGAAGATACTTATCCATTGTATGGTAATTTAACTTATACTTTGGATTACAAACAATAGGAGCCTTCTTAGGGTCAAACGTTGATTCAGCTTCAACATATTTATAGTCTTCAATTCCTAATGACTTACAAAAATTATCTGGATCAATAATTGTAGCTGACATTAGAATTACTTTATCAGCATAATCAAATAATCTATATGCTAACTTATTAACCTTAAGAGGCATAAATGTAATTCCCGTAGCATCCTTTTCGTAAACATACTCAGACTCTTGCCACGAATCGGTAACTAATCCGACCTTACTTTGCAAGTTCATTATACGTTGCATATTAGTAGTAAGATCTAGAATAGCCTTTTTATTATTTGTTTTCTTAACAGCAAGAATATCTTTAATCTCTTCTATTTTATCGGTAAGATCGATTTGCAGCTCTGTTAACCATTTAACTGCTGGCACTCGTTTAGTTAACGGTCTAATATCAACATCCATTCTTGCAAGGAACTTGTAGTCAATCTTACAAGTAAATTCTTTAACTAACTGATCTTCTAACTCTGACGCTTCATCACAAATTAAAAACTGTCTCTTCTTAAGATGATTAGGTAGAGCGAAAAACATATTATAGTTTAAAGTATTAAACTGCGATACTAAAGCTTTATTTCTTGCTTCATAATATGTACATTTATTTTTAGCCCAGCAATCCGCTTTTAAATTAGCAGAATGTAGGCACGGTGCTACGTCAACAGGATAACGCTCATCTATTGCGCATTGATAATTCGACTTACCTTTAACAATTGCTGTATCTTTAAATAACTCTTTATATTGATCTTGTAATGCTTTTGTAATAGTCAGTGCGGTGCAGCCAAACGATGACATTTCATCACACTCATCTTGGTATGTATAACCACCCTGTGTGCGCTTGTAAGCAGCATATGAAGTAACTAACTGACGAAACTCATCCGGACTTTCGTCAGCAACATTACCCAATGTTTTTGATATAAAACTTTTACCACTTCCTGTAGGCGCGTTACATACTACAAATTTGCTACCTGTTTCAAAAGCCTCATCGATACTCTTAAGGAGTTTAACTTGCGACGAATTTGGATC